ATCTTTGTATGATGTAATGATTGGTGCTCAATCAAGAGAAGAAGTTAATAATATAGTTCATACTGAGATACTTCAAGTTCAAGATTTTATTTTGTGGCACTATAAGAATGGATCAATTTATGATACCCCATTCTGGACCCATGCACAGTCTTTAGCATATTCAAATAATAATGCACTTATAGATCATATTCAAAAGTGTATAGAACTCCCATATATTTTTAACCCTGAAAAGCAAGAAGACTTGGAGTATGCTTATTGGGAACCTCCAAGTTATAGATGTTGGTATAATAATGTTGGTGGTGCATGAAAACCGAAGTATTTCCAGTAACTATATTTCAATCTAGATTAGATGGAAACGAGATTCTAAAACAAAATCTAGTTCAACCTATACTAGATTCTCTAGATGAACTAGAAATACCTGAAGACTGGACCACTAATAAAATTCTTACTTCTTTTAATCAAGAAAAAGATTTCATCGAGAAAGATAAAGATATCTTGCTGAACATCTATCACAATACGATTGATGAGTTTTTTGATGATCAATATGGATTGCACTTCACTGATCTTTGGTATAATGTATATCGAGATGGTGAGTATCAAGAAATACATGATCATCTATACTCTAAGATAAACCATTCTCATTTCTCGTTCATTCATTTTTTATCCTATGATAAAGATGAGCATCAACCACCTGAATTTTGGGATCCTCTGAGATCTATGAGGTATTTGAGTTTGGAGATGAACTCGAACAATTGTGGTGAAGTATATGTTCCAAAAATTGAAGAGGGAGATTTGTTGATGTTTCCTTCATATTTGCAGCATTGTGTGCCACCTGGCAAGGCAACTGAAAAACCACGCATAACAATTTCATTCAACGCAATCGTAACACTATATGGGGATGAGCGTAGGGTTTACTGACTTGTTCCAGTTCCTAGACTGTTTGCAGGGCATCTTGGTTGGAGATCTTCTGCTATAATAATTGCATACCAAACAGGAAAAAACGTGATCACCCTTCGCCCCCATCAGCAGAACGCTTTGGAAGCGATGCAGAAACATATCAAAGGTCAGGTTATCATCCCTACTGGTGGTGGCAAGACTATTTGCATGATTGAAGACGCCAAAGCACGATTTGATTCTGATGGTCCTACCAGGATTGTTGTGGTTGCTCCTCGTATTCTTCTGGCAGCACAACTCTGTAAAGAGTTTTTAGAAGTTGTTGATAATGCTGCTGTGTTTCACGTTCACAGTGGAGAAACTGAGCACTTCAGTAGCACAAAACCTGTATATATTGAGCGGTGGTGTAAACAAGCGTATCGAAATCAACTGATTTTTACTACATATCATTCATTGCACCGTATTCAGGAGGCAGGAATTGAAATCGATACCATTTACTTTGACGAAGCGCATAATTCGGTTCAAAGAAACTTTTTCCCTGCTACGGAACACTTTGCTGCTGATTCTGATCGCTGCTACTTCTTCACTGCTACTCCTAAGCACTCTCTTACTATTTTCAAACCAGGGATGAATGATAGTGCAGTATATGGTCAGGTGATTTGCAATGTTTCTGCTCCTAAACTTGTCGATCAAGGATATATTCTTCCCCCAAAAGTTGTTATCAAGCAATTACCTCAAGGTGACTTCAGACTTACTGATTCACAGAACTTGATTGAAACTATTGATGACAACTCTCTCAATAAAATTCTAATTGCCGCACGTTCTACTAAACAAATTATACGTCTTGTTTCAGATTCTGACTTCTGCTTTCAACTTGAGAGACGGGGTTATCATTGGATGTATATCACTAGCAAGACTGGTGCTATTATTGATGGTAAGAAAGTATCCCGTGAGGTATTCTTCAAGACCCTTAACCAATGGGGTACAGATAACACTCGCTTTGTTGTGATGCACCACTCTATTCTGTCTGAGGGTATCAACGTTAAAGGACTTGAGGCAGTTTTGTTTATGCGTAACATGGATTATATCGGTATTAGTCAATCAATCGGTCGTGTAATCCGTCTAGGAGGCGCTGAGAAGACGTTTGGACTTGTATGTGTGCCAGTTTATGATAAAGTGGGTATAGGTACTGCTAGAAGTGTTCAGGCAGTTGTTGACACTGTGTTTGAACAAGGTGAACCTGCAATCTCCGTTATCCGCCGATGATCGACTTTAATACATTTCAACTTGATCGTTTATCTAAACTTTTAGAAACGATTCAAGACTATACTGACAATAATCTAAGGTATCCTAAAGCAGGAGAATTAGTTGAGAAGGCACTTGCTGAATATAGCAATGGTCTTCTTACTAGAGTAAATCTTCCTGGCATTGATCTCATTGGTCCCAATGGAACAACTTACGAATCAAAAGTAACTCAATTTGGCAACAAGTCTCAGATGGCAGTGAGAGGATTGATTCTTAAGAATCGTCGTCAAGCAGGAGATTATGAGGACAAACTTGCTGACTACTTTATTATCACTGATGTGAAGAAAGGAAAGGCGTGTTGCATTCCTAAATCGAAACTATATAACATCAAAGACAACGGTGCTTGTGTAACTGCAAGTTCAGACCCTGAACTTTCTGACTTCTTTCTCACTGGTTATAACCGCCTAGAGGAGCGTGAGCAGGTGCGCGATTACTTTAGAGAATCTGAAGATTTTGACCTGTCCTTCATCAGATCGATCTGATGTGCTATACTAAGAACGTCGAAACAAACTGATTATGCGCTGCAAAGTTCAACTCTACGTCGCTGGTAAAGTCTTCAATGAAATGGTTGAAGCACGCGATTACAAGGAAGCACGCGAGGTAGCACTTGCACGCAATCCTAATGCTACAGTTATGGGTGTCACTGCTACTTTCTAATGGGATTTCTTAAACCACATATCGAACGTCCTGGGATTCTTAATCCTAAACCTGGAAATCCTCTAGGTTACTGTACTAATGATGGTGTGTGGGCAGCAATCCCATTCGGAAAAAAATTTGTCATCATACATAACTGTAAACAAATTAAAATCCTGAGCACCTACAAACAATCAGTAGACTTCATCAAAAACCAATTAAAAACCACTAAACGAAAAAGAAAACAATGAGTTGCGCCAAAGAACAAAAACGACGTGATGCACTTGGTTTGATGCTTGAGAGTGTAATCAAACCTGATAGTCGTCTTCGAGGTTGTGCTCACAATCAAGAGTGTTTTTATGAGTTGATGGAGTGGAGGCAAGAGATGATTGAATACCTTGAAAAAAGAAGATATGAGGAGTCTAAGTGACTCTATTATTCATACTATTTGTGGTAGTAGCATACTTTATCGTTACAGATGAAGGTGCTGCTGCCATTTTTTATTATGGATTTAAGTTAGCAAATACTTACATAAGACGCCAAATCTGGTGGTTGACTAACAATCCCAGAAATCCTGTGGTAAAATATATGATATACCGTCGCTCTCTTAGTTTGTCGAAGAGATTGATGGAAGAAAATAAATAAAAGTAACGAAGCGTAACTTTATGTTATCTACTCAATACCGTCTAAGACTGGAGTTTATTTGTAAATGTATTGCAAATGGCGAAGAAGTAAAATTAGACGATATGATCTGGGCAGAGAAGTTGGCAAAAAGTCATACTACTGCTCGTGATTGGTTACAAAAAGCACGACGACAATCTTCTCAAGACATTGAAGAAGGTAGTACCGACGATTTTCTGAATAGGATGGGTTTAGGAGACCCCGATCCATCCAATCATAGAACGGGGTTCAACAGTGCTGATGACATCAAAGATTGGTTCCAGCAGGATAAACCTGATGATTGGAGGCAACGTGACTGATTATATCTGCGTTCAGACTTGGGATCCTGAGTTTGAATGTATTCGGTATCATTGGGTTCATAAGTCAGAAAAAGATCCCGTGCAATTTGTAAAGAACCTCAACCCAGAACAAAAAATGCTATGAGTAGTAAGATGATGTTCTTGGTTGATGTTGGTAATGGTAGATGTATTAGTCATGATGGATACATACAATTGGGTAGTTTCTCTCACACTGTAGAAAAACATCTTGAGTTATGTCCTGATCAAGAATGGCAAGTAACCTATTGGATGCCTGATCCATTTTGCATTAGATATCCAAGAGCAAACTATCAGCATACAATGAAGGCAAATGAAGGTTCACCTAGAACTGATAACGCAACAGATAGTCGCCCTAGAGATTTTCCTGAACAAGCGACTAATAGATTAGAAAGAACATTGTAACTAACATAGGAAAACTAATGAACTCAATAGTGTTATATACGAACGGAAATCAAGAATGTGAACGTGCTAAAATGCTTTTGCAAAAACTTAATACTCAAATACAAGAATATAAATTAAATAATCATTTTACTCAGAGAGCATTTGTTTCTGAGTTTGGTGAAGGTGCTGAATATCCACAAGTTTCTATTGGATATAAACATATTGGTGGACTTAAAGATACATTACACTATTTTCAAGAGAATAATCTACTATGAATCCAGTAATTTTAATCGGTTGCTTTACACCACTGGTTATTATTTTTGTTGTGATGAAACTTGCTGTATGGGTATCTGCTGTTAATACAGAAAACTCTTATGTCGAAGGAGAATCCAAAAAACCACACGGACCTTATGTGGCAAATCCATATGAAGACGTTGATGAAGAGGAAGAAGAATTTACAGATCGCACAGATTATCGATGAAGCGATTAATGAGTGGTATTCGCTTCATAACTTACCAGTTCCTGACTGGAAGTGTAACCGAGACCCAGATTGGTGGATAGAATATCTTAAGGAACAGGGTATTGACCCTAGAAATAGATAGTGCTATAATGCAACTATAATAACCTCAGATTATGGATTACAAACCCTATTCAATTGAATGGCACCGTAAGAGGTACCTTAAAGAAGCGTTAGATAAGTATTTTGATGATTATGTGGATATTGAAACTATCCGTGAAGATATCTACGATATTCTCCATTCTCGTGCAAATGAAGCACATGAAGAATATAATCGTGTAAACAAATTAGCACAATCTCTAAAAAATTAGTAGAAAATTTAATAGATAGTTAAAATGAGATTGTAGAATGATCTTTCTTTCAAACCCACCAGTTTATTTTTTGCCAGGAACTTGGGAAAGTGTAAGCACTAACCTCTATGATCCTCTTTTTGGATTAGTTTGTTTTTCAGCAGTTATTTCATCTGCTGTTTTAATTTCTAAGATAACGATGAAAAGATCTAGGAAAAAAGTATAAAATGGACGGAAGGGATAAAAATGAAATTTTATGGCAACTCCACTCCATAGGGCAGCAACTGGATCCGCACTATATCCTAAAACATTATGTTGTAACAGATGACACCACCGTTTGTGAAAAATATGTGATAGAATACAATCACCGAAAAGCAACCGATGGAACTGATCCAACCTGAAGACCCTCAATACTTCACCGAGACATCTGATGGAGATTATGGTCGTCATCAATACAAAGTTGTTTCAAAAACTGGTGAAAGTGTTGTAGTTGATGACTATATGCTAGCACAAGAAATTTGGTGGACTCGTGGACGTGGAAAATTTATTTCACATATTGAAGTCTTGGATAGGAAGGTTCAAAAAGAAAGTAAGGGTTTCAAATGACTGCAAAAAAGAAAGTCTCTGCAACTCCTAAACCTAAAACAAAACCCAAAGCAAAACCTAAAGCAAAAGCAAAACCTAAAGCAAAAGTAAAAAGGAAAGAACTTCCTATTGAAGATAGACATCCTTTTTCAAGTTTTCCCTTTAGATTAGAATACACTGATGGAAAAGAAAACAGAATCTGTCACTTTGAATGCGAAGAACACAGAACCAAACACATCCAAAGATACAAACTCCGAAAAGGTAGTTACTTCAGCGACAACCTTACCTGAAGATCCTATCGTTCCTATTCTAATGTTTTTGGGAGTAATACTTGCCACATTAGGTGTTATTGTGTTAGGATACTTCAAAGGTAACATGCACTTGCTTACCACACTTAAATCTGTTAAGGAGTTCTATTCATGACAACCAGACAATTTACATCACCTAAAGGTGATATATGGGAATGGGAAGAAACTCCTGAACTTATTGCCGCAGTAAAACAATTGGATAAATCCACACAAGATACTGCACACAAACTTGCCGAACTTAAACTAAAACGACCCCATGAAAGACAAATCAATAACGGTTGAAGACTACGAAAAGTATAGTGGAGAGTTTTTCGACAAATACTTTTACGTTGCAAAACAACTGGGCGAAGGTGCAAAGGCAGAAGACATCTTAAAAATTATGGAATCTCTTGGTTCTGTTGTTATGAAGAAAAGATTAGAATCTGAAGGTAAAATTGGACCTTTTGGTTTTATTCGTGATCAGATTGAAACTAATAAGGATGGTGTCCCTCTTGTTGATAAACCAGAGGATGTATATCCAAACACAGTAGCAATCTTTGATGAAGAATCTGGAAAGTGGGGATGTTATGAACTCGGAGACTGAAGTCAAAAAACCCACACTAGCATCAACACTGGGTCCGAACAATACTATTGAAAAAAATATCCCAGATAATGTTGTGTGGATTGATGATGCTTTCTATGTTAAAAAAAGTATATTCGGTCTCTTTACATCTATTCTAAAAGAACCACTTGGAGCACACTTTCTCACTGGTGCAACTGAGGATGGTATCATTGAAATGTCAAGATGGCATCTTAAATGTCTTCAAGACGGTACACTTCAGAATTATACTCGTGTGGTAAATTCTGGTGTTGTCAGTGGAAAGTTATGATTCGTTCTATTCATATCTGGTTATGGGGGATGATTGCTGAGTTAGAGCATATACTCTATCCTTGGAAATCATCTACTCCCCCATCTTGGGCAGCAGAAAGGTATAGTATCGATACTAATACCTTCTATGATGATCATAACTTTGATAATGATTTACATTTTGATTGGTTAAAGTCTCACGACGAAAAACTCAATAAACTTGAGGAGAATATGATTTTTGTTTTTGATGAAATACATAAATTAAAAACTGAGTTGGAGATTCGTGAGTAATGTATGAAGAACTAAATTGTTTTGAAGAAGCACTTAAGCACTTCGGAACTAGAGTAGAGATCATTACTGCTATGGAAATGGCAAAGAAATTATCACCTGAAGATGCCTATCAGATGATTAAGGATGAACTCAAAGAAGTTAAAAAGTGTCGTAAACTATTCAAACAGGAGCAAGACTAATGTCACAACCACGCCAGAAAGATCCATCAGATCCACTTTATGATCCTAATGACAAGTGGAATGAATATAAGGTAGATCTACACTGTAATGAAGAACACTCACCTGATGAGTGGGATCCAAAGACAGAAGGTAAGATTGCTGATCCACAAAACAGACATCAAGATAAAGTTCTAGATAAGTTCTGTGATGATCACCCTGGTTCCCCTATGTGTAAGGTATTCGATGACTGACGGTATGGATGCTAACCTAGCAATTAGTGATTCTCTTAAAGTTGAACAAAATAAAGATGGTACATTTACCCTTGAATGGGATAAAAATGATCCTACTTGGAAATTTCTAAATGGATTGACAAGTAAAGAAATTACTGCTATCATCGAACAAGCAATTAAAATAGAAGACAATGGATCTCTATAAAAAAGTTGAAGAGGTAATCCAAAATCATATTTTAGAACATCAAGAAGAGGTTTTCAAAGGAAAAACTCTTCTAAGTAAACTTGATGTTGCTCACTGTAATAAATCTGAAGTAACATCTAAAGATTGGGATCAATTTTGGTTAGATGAACCTTCAGATAAAAAAGTTGTAAAAGCAGACGGGTATTCTGTTCATTATTATGACTATACCCGTAACGATCCAAACCGTAAAAATCCATTCTCAATTCCAGATTACACTGAACTTCCTGACTGATGGCACTCTCCAAACAAACACTAGATCACATTTTAGAAGCAGAATCACATATTCGTGCTGCAATCAAGTCTGCTGCTATGAATGAAACTCCGTTAGTTGTTAAACAACTTTCGCAACTTCTAATGGATATGGAGCAGTGTAAGAAGTTTGATGAAATTATGGACCTGTTGCAAAGTCGTGAAGATGGTAGCAGTGGTAGGTTCGGACCCTTTTTTAATGATGATTAAAATTTATAACACAATTCAAAAGAAAATCTAAAATTCATAACTAATTTGTGTTGAAATGCTAAAATGGGTTAGCAAAGGAAATTATCTATGACTCTTCCATCAAAAAGTAAAAAACTTGACCAGAGTGAAATTTCTAGTATTAACAGTGCAATAAAAGATGCAGGAATACAGCAAATTCATCCAGAAAAAATGGAAGCATTTGCCGAACATCTAGTTAATAAATTAAAAAATACTCACGAAAATGTGTCTACTTAGTGCGATAATGTAATAAATAGTAACATCGCTTTACAAATATGCTAATGGATAGCATCGAACAACACATTGAAAAGGATAAAGAAATCCTTGACAATCCAATGATTTCTCCTAATCAACGTCGTCATATTGAAGGAGAACTACAAGAATTGGAAGAGTACGCCGAACATCACAAGGCAGATATTGAAGCAGGTGATCATCACGATCCTACTGCGCTTGAACTATATTGTGATCAGAACCCATCAGAACCCGAATGCTTGGTTTATGACGATTGAATGTGACACTCCTATAAGTGGCACAGCACTCTTGACGGGGTGCTTTTTTTATGC